TCCGGCGGTTCAGGAACTGATTAATAATATCCAGGCAAGTAAAGCAAATCAAAAAAGTGAAAATCCTAGTAAATTAGAAATACCAACAAATACCCCTGAAAGTAAAATGCAAATTTATGAATAAAGATATTATTGCTCAAAAATACGACTTAATCACCTCTGACAATTATTCAATGATTAAGTCGTATCAACTTGAAAATATTGTTAAATTAGCAAATTCAGACATTAACCCCCTAATCCTTCAAGGAATGTTAAAACTGATTGCTGATACTGACAAATGGAAATCAGATTTTTTTAATGAAAAACGAAGGAGTTAGATATGCCACCAAGTGATGATGTGAATTTTTCAGTCCAAGAAGGACAAGAAAGTAATGAATCTTTGGAAAATCAAATTGATAGTATTTTAGCCGAAGATGATATTACAAATGAAGAAACTATTAATACAGAATTGGAAAAAGAAACCAGTTCAGAAGGTCAAGCCACAGCAGATAGCCCGGATAATGTAGACTATCCTAAAGAATTTTTAAAAACTGATGGAAGTCTTGATATTGAAAATCTGCTCAAATCTTATCAAGAACTAAGGTCCTTAGCTGATGAAAAAGCAAACTGGGAAAAAGAAAAAGAAGTTTTGCAGCAACAGGCAGAACGTTCAAAGCAGTTAGAAGCGCAACAGCAAGCTTTTGTCGAACAGAGTGGCTTCCAAAGTCAGGAAGATATGCAGTTAGTTATGGAAATAGCTAACGCACAGGCTAATGAATATGAGAGATTTTTACATACTGTAGCAGAACCGAATAAGGTTCGCGGGCTTCTTGCATTATATAGAAAAATTCCGAATCCTGAACTATTATCTCAAATTGAAGATGAGTTTAGCATTGATGTTATAAAAAGAGCTTCTATTGTTACAGAACGCTGTAAAAATGATATTCAGCAGCGACAAAATGCTCAACGCTATGAACAGTACCAAAAAGAAGCTAAAGAATTTGTTTCAAATGCTATTAAGAATTATCCTGAATGGTTTGAAATACCAGAATTTGTAGGATTTTTTAAAGAAGCCTTAGAGGTAAAAGGTGATGCTTTTGAAACCTCAAAGCTAATTCAGCATTTGGAAAATCTTAAACAGTTTTTCCATAAACAGTTTTTAGAAGAACAGAAGCGAAACTCTGAAAATGAGAAGGACAAAGATTTACTAAAAAATCTTAGTCCTAAAGCAAACCCCAAAACAATCCCCAACAAAAGGATAGAGGATTATACAGATGCTGAACTGGAATCAGCAATTGAAGCTTTAGTTTAATAGGAGAATAATATATGTCTGATGAACAGTTAATGATTACAACCTTTACCAAAGCATACAATAAATATATTTATGATGAAATGGTAATAGGTCAATTGGCTCATACAGAGCTGAAAGACGGTGTAAAAACCGGGGTAGAAGTTGATGTTATTATGCCTGCTATGGTTAATTTGTTTGATTATACCGGCGGGGATTTGAATGATGCTGAATTAACTACAACTACTACCGCAAAAGTAAAATTTGATAAAGGTAAAGCTTTCCACTTTGAGGTAGATGAAGTCAAAAAACAGCAGATTGAAAATGCCCCGGATTTAAAGCAAAAAGTTGAACTTGCAAAAGAATATTCTTCTGATGCAATAAAACAATTTGCAGCTGCTGTTGATACTGCTTATGGAAATCTTTATACCAGAGCAGGGCATTATTTATCTGGTACAAGTAATTCCGCAATTAAACTTGATGCAGATTATGCAAAAGAAATTCTAGCATATATGCAGGCAGAATTTCAGCGCGGTGATAGAAAAGGTCATACAAACTGGATTGACGGTCAAATGGTCGCAATTGTTCCGCCGGAATACCAGTTCTATCTCGGGAAACTTGATGATTTCAAATATGTTGAATCAGGTCATAAAAAAATGGCTAAAGGATTTATTGGTAAATTATCCGGTTGGGATATTGTTGTTTCTAACAATATTGCTTCAGTAACAGAAGATGATGATAGTATTACTTACTATCCTTTATTTGGTATTAAAGGTAAAACACTTGCCGGCGGTATTTCAAAAAATCTCAACATGAAAAACTATATGCCTGAAAAGAATTTTAATACCAGATACAAAGGTTACGGCTTATATGGTGTTGGTGCACCTAGAGCAGACTTTTTAGGAACTGTAAAAATTACAGCCCCATTAGCATTATCAAGCAGAGCTGCTGCTTAATTTTGCAGAATATTAGAAAGGATTTTTTATTATGGCTAGAGATGAAATAACTATCCAAACTCCTATTATGGAAAATACGGAGTCTATCGGTTTAAGAACTATTTCCCCAAAGTCGGTTACAGTTGCGAATGGCATTGTTCTAAAAAAAGCTATGGAGTGTTTGAATAATACTTTGTTTATAGTGCTATCAAATACTGCTTCATCTGCGGATTCAACAATTACCTTTAAGAAGGGTGAAAAATATCCAAATACAATGTTAGGCGATTTAACATTGTCTGTAGGAAAATCTTCTACAACAATTTTGCAGATTCAAGATCCTGCCAGATTTGTTGATAAAAATGGTGATATAAATATAGATTTCGGTTCTGATTTTACTGGAACTATTTATGCTATAGGGAAAAAAGCAGGATTGTAACGCACATACTTAAATAGGGAGCAAAAGCTCCCTATTGTCTTTAAATAGTTAAAACAAGGAGCTTTATGATTGAAATTAGATTTAAACCAACAGGACATACTTTTACCTTGCCTGATGAAGAAGCGATACGAATAGTAAAAGAAGATAGAGGAAATTATCAAGTTGTTAAAGGAAAAATACCAGAAGAAAAGAAGCCGAAGGAGACAAAATCGGTACAGGAATTGGTTGTTAAAGAAGAAAAAACAAAAGAAACCGCAAGTAATAATAACAAGGCTAAAGCCCCAAATAAAAATAAAGTTAAGGAATCAAGCACCAAATGACATTAACCTTTCTTTCTATTTATAATGAAGTTGCCGGTCAAGCCTGGTCTATGTATGATGGTGATGCCGAAAGCGTTGATGAAATGGAAAGTGCCTTAAAATCTTCTATTAATAAGGCTCTTTCAGAGATTTGGTGTTCTTACCCATTCCCTTTTAGAATAAAAACTATGACTATAGCAACAAGGGAAGGTGTCAATGAATATACAACTCCAAATGGGAATATTCTTAAAAAGACGGTATCAGGAACACAGGTTTATTCTATACGAATAGGAACTGACTATTTAGAGTATCTTGATAATTATGAAACATTAGAAACAAAATCTGGTAAACCTACTGGATTTTATATTTCAAATGAAAATATTTATTTATATCCTACCCCTGATAATTCCTATACTGTAACTTTAGAATATCTTACACTTGCTATTGGTGAAGATGATTTTGGCACAGCAGTTTATTCTTTAGTAAATGATGAAGATTCAATCAATATTCCAGAAAAATATGAGAATATTTTTAAGAATGCTTTAATCACAAAATCTATGCTTTATGCCATTGCATCAGAAACAGACGAAAACTATTCAGGCTATAAGGAACAATATGATAAAGCCTATAAAATCTTGATTAATTATACATCAGGGCTTGAAAAAGAGCGTAGGGTTTATTGGTAGTTATTTAATTTATTCAAAATTTAATTTTTTAATATGTTTTAAATAGTTCATTTTTAAATTTCTTTTTGAACCAAAAAATAATTGTTCTGATTTTGTTAACCCTTGACCACATTCTATTTTATGATTAATCAATGATAGAGTACAAATAAAGTCAGCTACTTGGAATAATTTATAATCATAAGGCGAAACAATACGATATTCAAATTTATTGTGAAACCAAGACGTAAAAACTGATACTAATATGTTTGCCAGTTGGTTTTGCCCGTTATCATAATAAATTATAATTTTATCAAACTGCTGAAAATAATTAAGATTTTCCTTTACAAAAAATGATAAATTCATGGATATA